TGAATTGTTCCTGACTGCCCTGGTGTTGTTTTTTATTTCGAGCCACAATCATGACTCGTTAAATTTGCAGATATAAGATAACCATTGCCTGCTTTTAATTAGAGACTAATCTTCTTCATCAGGTAATGGCGTCAAAAGCAGATGCCGGATTTCTCCTGCACTCATATCCACTTTTACTGTTGTGAAAAGTGGCGCGACATAGTCATCGCTGTGGCCCTGCTTTTCCAGAAACTCCAGTGCCTCTTCCTGAGACGTAAAGAGTCTGTCGTCTTTGCCAGTCGAGCGTTTGACGACCCAGGCTGCGGGTGCAGTAATGAGGCACAGTTTTGCGATGATATAAACCAGTTGCTGCAGTGGCTCGGTAGAAGAATGGTATAAAAAGGTGTCGATATAGCTTAACAGTCTTGTGTTCATAGGTGGCGTCTTCTTAATTAATGTTACACTCAGGGAGCGCGCGGAGTTTTAATTTTATGTATATATTTATTCGCCTTCTGTAAAGAAACTAACACTCACTTTCATATCAGTGAAGTCAGAAAAGTGAATATAATATTCATAATGATGAGGGTGTCCCTGGATAATCACTGCTGGCTTAATCCCTGATATGAGACCATCCATTACGTAATGCACTCATACAACACTGACTGCGGTGTTCTGCCCACTGGGCATTCATCGGTCTTAAGGCCAGCTTCATTGCCCGCAGCCAGAGTTTTCCCGCCTGATCAAACTTTTCGCAGCGTTCGGCAAATGCAGCCGCCTCGGCGACGGCGTAATAACGCTGGTTGCGGTCAGTCTTTCTCTGATTCATCGATAACTCCTGAATTAACGGGGTTCAGATGGCATTTATTCTCTGGCTTCTTCAATCTCGGCTTTCCTGACCAGAAACACATCTGTGGCTTTATCCAGCAGCGGTGGCACAGGTTTAAGTACCTTTGATGCGTAGGCGTAGCAGCGGGCGAGTGCGCTGACCGACTGACTTTTCATGGCTGCCTCACAAAAATCAGCGAGAAGTTCTTCTGAAGAACGTTCCCTGTCCTCAGCGCGTTCCTGTTCTTTACCCGGACAGTGTTTAGGCGAGGGCGGGGGTGCGCTCGCCGGCTGGTCAGGCGATCTGACCGGGCTGGCTGGTGGCGCTGCAGGTACGGGCGTTTCTGCTTTAATCTCTTCAGTTCGCAGGTCCGGGACAGAATGGTTTTGCAGCGCAATACCGTTATCTCGGCTGACTGACTGATTGATGAACGCATTCAAATCTTCACGAGCTGGCGGTGTCACGTCGCGTTCTGCAGGAGATAAGGTTTCCAGTTCATCCGGTGTGTACACCCCCAGAATGACGTCCGGGCAGTGCAGACGGGCCCAGCGTTTAACAGCGAGATAAGCCAGCTGCTGACGCGGATCGCTCGCCCAGAGTGTTGAGTTCCGCACCTGTGCCTGTGAGAGCAGCAGTTCCAGCACCCGCGGCTCCTGCTCGTTCTTCATTGTTGCCCACACCCGAACACCGCATCCGGATTCATCCTGCAGTGTCCAGTCCGGTGCGATGTATTTATTGCCTTTGGATGAGGTTTTCTCGGTGAATCTGCCGATAACATTTTCCCATGGCCCAAACCATTCGTAATGCAGCCGATCCCGTGCCGGGGCCATGGTGTTGATCACTGCATTCACCAGCTGTGCCTCGTATCCCAGAACACCGTTAACCGTGAAGGTTTTCTGGGCAACGGCAAACGGATTCATACGCCACTGCAGGGCCTGCATGGTCACAGCCAGACAGTCCGCGGCTTTGCCCGCGAGATGCGCCGGGACAGTGACTCTGCTGCTGGCCATGATTTCTGCAAAGCGCACCAGTTTATCCAGGGCATCGGGGCTGAAAATAGTGGCAGTTGTGTCAGTGCTGTCGGGCGCAGAGATCATCGGTTGATTTTGCATAACGCCTACTCCTGTTAATGTGCCCATGCAGGGCGCTGAATTATTTCTATGCCGCCCCAGTTATTGCCGAGGCGACAGGAATGGAATGTGCACAGGTCCCGACGGAAGAGGGCGGATCCCGCGCTCATGTCATTGTCGTGCAACTCAAACACACGAACCGGATAACGGCCACAGTCGATCGCTTCACTGACCGCAATAAAAACGAACTGCGGATATGTGCCAGTGCAGTGATAAAAGCCCTCGCAGTACATGGCTGCCTGAACGTGGTACCGGAACGCTTCGATGTGGCGGGCAAAGCGCGACATATCACTCACCTTTTTCACGTCGACGATGAGAGGGCGATTCGTCAGATATTTATCTGGCCGGATGCGACAGAGTTCTTCTGTCTCTGCATCTGACCAGTAGAGGGAGGATTCGCAGTGGCCGTCAGCTTCAAGAAAAAAGCGTGCGGCGTGATGCGCCATTACGCTCTCTCTCATGAGCTGAAGTTTCCGGCCCTGTTCTGCATCCATGACCGTCATGTTCCGGATGCGTGTCTCATTCAGAAATGCTGCTTCGTCTGCTTTACCCTGAGAGGTGCGCCGGTTAAAAGAAGGAGCCACAATAAAGCGCTTATCAAACTGTTCAGGCTCAAGCAGCATGCAGTGCAGCGCGCTTCCCATATCCAGTGCGGCTGTTTTATCCGTATCCACAGGCGCATGTTTGCGCCAGAGGTAAATGGCCGGGTTAACCGCAATGTCATCGAGCTGCGATTTACTGACGCCGGGACCGGCGTGATAGGCCTCATTGCTGAGGCCTTCATAGACACCCGGTTTCATCATGCTGGTTCCTCCCAGCCAAGCAGCACCTGAAGGTCGTAATTTCGGGCCGCCTGCAGGTAGGCCAGATTCGTGATAAAGCTGATGTATTCCTCAGCGGCTTCAGGATGGGCACAGCACTTCATCGCATCAGGATGCAGGTTCCAGTGACGGAACAGGTGAAGGTGGTCAGGAAAACAGGACAGCAGGCGCTGGGCTTCGTCATCGATCCACTGTTCTTTCCTGATTGCGTCCTGCTCCTGGGCATCCAGGTGGTCTTTGTGACGTTCCAGCAAAGCATACGGTGTGATCATGCTTCCCCTCCTGAAGAAGGATGCCGACAAAACGGTCAAACACCACCTGCATCACGGGCAAAGGTGGCTGGGGTGGCAATGCCGGGGATGTGGGCGATGAAAAGCTGGCACCATTGACAATGTTTTCAGGCGCAAACTCGATATCGCGGATGGCATTAAAGGGGCGAGCAAAAGCAGCATCGCCCCTGATGTCTGGTTGCATCATGGGAAATGGTCCTTTGAATAGTCAGTTAACCTGTTCCGGTTCTGATAAGCCCGGCAGTATGACGAGGGGCAGGGATGACGTGTTTACTCAGGTGTCAGTAAGACCGGGCACGACGTCATCAGACCCTGCGTTTACTCTTCTTCTTCACGACGGGCCTCGCGGGTGGCTGCAAGGATTTGTGCCGGGTCTCCTGCTATGCGCGTATGAATAACAAACGTACCAGTGTGGGTCACCCGGGCATCCGGTGCGGCCATGAGAGCCGCCCTGACAACACGTTCATGGATAAATGCCCGAAGAACGCAGGATTTGATATGGAGCGTGCCCTCTGTTGAGGTCGCGATGTACTGAATTTTCATCTTTTAATCTCCTTTAAGTGAAAATAACCGTTTAACTTCAGGGTTGGTGACCCGCCTGATCTGGCTGTTATCCCGGACCTGGTTTCTCCCGGATGCCGCCCGTTCTGATCGGAGCGAAGCTTCGGGTCTCCGCATTTGCGAGCCAGCGTTTATGGACAGCAGGGCGATGCTGTGACTCTTGAGCGTCCATGACCGATTTTCTCTGTTTTGCCCCGTGCCGGTCATTACGGCTGAAACATCGGGACTAAATCTGATTGTCGTAATCCGCATGACTGAGTAATTCCCAGTTCTGTCCATTGTCTTTCGATAACAGTCTCCACTGCGGCGTAACCCTTAACGTAAGATACTGACCCCGATAGGTTCGCCTCGCCCGGATTTGCCCGGTACGCCATAAGCGCATAATGCGCTCAGCACGCCTCATTATCCTGACGGGGGTATGTGGCTTGGACATCACCGTTACCTCATTTCAGCGGCACAGGCAGCGGCAAGCTTCTGCACATACGTCCAGGCGATGCCTTCACTGAAACAGACAAAACGGCGGCTTCGGTTTAAAGAACTGGCGGTGAAGATGAACCTGCCGTTCCGGATATGAATAATCATGCTTTGTCTCCGTTGAGATATAAAAAAACCGCCCTGGCGGACGGTTTACTCTGACGTATTCAGGCAGGCAGTTACGGCTGTTTGTTGTCTTCCGAGGCAGAAGAAGCGCAGCTGCATGCTGGTCGTAAATCAGGGTGCGTGGCGAAAATGGTTGTGAGAGTTGACTGAAGCAATTCATCCAGTGATCCCATCACACCCTTACGGTATGCGTCTGCTTCGTCCATACTGACTTTTCCGTCTTTCTCACTGGCATCAACCATCCTTACCGATGCCACCAGCTTGTTCGCCACTTCCAGCAGTGTTTCAGTGACTTTTTCTGCAGTTTCACGATGTTGCATGATGACCTCCGGGTCAGGTAATGCCCTTGCGGGCGGGGTTTCCGAATGACATCTCAGCGTTCATGGATGCCATCTTCATCAATAATGATGAGGCGCGTATTTTTGATGAAATTGCTCATGTTCACGCCTACATCGTGCCAGTGAGCCAGCGCCAGCAGGACGTCACGACGGGACTGACAGTGACAGGCATTTACATACGCCCGTACATGAGCAAGGGCGAGGCGGCGCATTTCTTTTTGATTCAGGACGCATGAAGGTTTTTCTTTATGCATGGTGTTCTCCGGTTCCGGACGTAAAAAAACCGCCATAATGGCGGTCATGTGGACAGGTAAGAGAGCGATCACGACTGGCCGTCCCTGTCTGTCTCTGAAACGTCGCTACAGCAACATCCAGGCAGTAAGTCAGGGTGCTCAGTCATAATGGGATCCAGGATTTCGGTGAAGAGCACGTCGAGAACAACCTGGACTTTATGCATATGTGTCGCAGCCTGCTCTTCCGTTACTTTGCCTTCCTGCTGGTACTCAAACATCTGATCAGCAGAAACACTCAGTTCACGGGACAGCAACAATACAGTCTGGCTGATACGCACGGCAGCTTCGCGATATAACATCGTTACTCCTTAAGTGGATTTGCCATTCAGGCATTACGGAAAGGGTGATTGAGCCAGAGAGGCTTTGATGCCCGGCCGGACGTAACATATCCGGGGCAAAAAAAATCCCGCACGAGGCGGGAAAGTCATTCAGGCACTTGGTCAGACAGATCACACTCATAATTATACAATCAGGATGCCACTACTTTCGGTACTTCAGGCTGTCAGGCATTCGCTGACAGTGAAGTTATAGAGGTATTCCGTTTCATAATTCTGAATGAATTGAAAACCCTTCGCACTGACACCTCGTTTAAACTGCGAAAAGGGTTTCAGAGAAGCTGTCAATGTCGTGATGAGTCAGAGTAAGCAGGGTGATTTATTTTTGTAGGGCTTACTTTTCCCGAAACAGAGACGCCGGGCGTCGCGTATCAGGATTAACTCATGGCGTGATGCTGCGCTATGATGCTTTTTTATATGAACTCCAGGTGCTCTGGGATCAAAGTTGATTCCACAGACCGGGCACAGAACGCTGTGCTTTTTCATACTAACCTCCATCAACAAAGGAAATGACACTGGGCAGTGCCATCTCATTTGTTGAGAGGAAGGTGGGTTTTGCCACTTCGGGATCTCGCGCTTCTGCACTCCTCCCGCCCGACAGTATGCTGTGCCGTTCAGCAGCCAATCATTTCTCTCCCGTTATGCCTGCTTCGCGTGTACTGATTAAGACAGAAGCAGACTGGCAGGTACAGGTGTAAAATAGTGCCGCTAATTATTTATGTCAATAGCTGCACTAATTTATTTGAAGGGGATTTTTCAGAACACGAGCAATAGCATGGACAGTGGCATGGCGGATTAAAAAAGTTCAGTCGTTTACAATCATCTAAAGAGCTCTTCTGGCCATTGCGTGTGGATGACACTGCCAATCAGCTTCGTATCATCGTCGCACTTCAGCGTTCGGTATGCTGCATTCAAAGGCACCAGATATCCCAATCCGGCATCAAGATCGTATTTTTTGAATGTCAGCGATGTATTTTTATCAAGCGATGCAATACAAAAACCACCTGTTGTTACGGGTATACCAGGATCTACCAGTATAATTACGCCTTCTGGAAAACTGGGCTTTATGCCTTGAGCTGCTGTCATCGAGTGCCCGGATACAGCGATCCAAAAAGCATCTTTGCTGGCTTCTTTTACGGCGGGTATGTAGCTGATTGGAGTTAAGGTTTTTCCGTTTTTATATATCTCTAAAACCTGCTCACTAGTGTAGAAAGGGAACTTTGTTACATTATTGACAATAACGCTGTTTTTTTTTCTTTCAGCGAGGCGAATGGGTTTCAATAGGGGTTCAATAGAGGGATCTATCTCTTCAGGAGATACACCCAGAAGTTCAGCAAATTTCAGTACATTTTCTTTATTTAGAGCGATTCTCCCGTTCAGGAACTGACTGACTGCAGCCTGAGTACTGAAGCCCATTCGGCCAGCCGCTTTCTCTTGCTAAGGCCAAGTTCTTCTTTTTTCGCATCCCAAATCTCGCGCAAGCGCTTCGAAACGAGAATGTCTTCATCGGTAATAAGGTTCTTTTTTGTCATAAGGCATTATTATTTGTAGCACTAATACTATGCAAATAGTTGCACTGTTGATCTTGTCAATAAGTAGCACTAATATGGGGTTTTCAGTCTATGGGAATTCATCATGAAATTGGTTGACTACTTAAAACTGAATCGTATCAGACAGGCTGATTTCGCTAAAGCAGCAGGGGTCAGCCAGGGCTATGTCAGTCAGGTAATTGCCGGGAAATACAGGCCCAGAGGAAGCAACGCCATCAAATGGTCTGCAGTAACTGGCTGGCAGGTTACGCCACACGAACTTAACAGTGATGACTACCCTGGTAAGAAGGACGGATTACCGGAGAAGTTTCACTGATTTCTGGCCAATCAGGGCAGATTCATGCTTAGCGTTATGCATATGCAATCGGACCCGGTTCATCACACTATCTGAGACAATAAAAAATGGATGCCGCAAACACACGCAAACAGAAACCATCAGTTCAGGGACGACATCTTCATACGCTGGCCCTAAAAGCTTTGTTCACTACGCGACAGACAGAGGTTGCCCGTCGTCTTAATGTTGCAGACTCAACCATTCTGAGACGCACTGAAAAATATCCCGAAATCATGGAAACGCTGGCTGCCAGCGGTATTGAGGATTTCGTGATGAAGGGGGAGATGAAAATACCCCAGGAACAATATCGCTGGCTGATGAAGGTCGCTATCAGGTTTGCTGAGTATGAACTGGAACGAACCTGTAATGAGGAAGGCGATGAGCATCAGCACAGACAATCCTGTCCATGAGCTGGTGGTTTCAGGACTGCGCTTAATTCAGTGTGAGGGGGGAAGGGAAGCGACAAGAGTTGCAACGAGAGTCAGATCTTAACCTCTGCACACATAGCGAGAATGCAATGAAACTTCTTAAAATTTTTATTATGGAGGGACATATTAAATGAGTCGCGCAGCAACAGACTGGGCCTGGAGTCTTAATCTCAAGGCTTCCCAAAAACTACTTCTCCTTTCACTGGCTGACCGGGCCGACGAATACCACTGCTGTTATCCCAGCATCATGAGGCTCGTCAATGATACAGGGCTCGACAGAAAGACTATCGGGAAATGGATCAATCAGATGATTGAGGATGGTCTGCTTTCCGATACCGGTGAGCGGAAAGGTCCCACAAAACGGGTGCGTGTCCTGAAGCTGAACCTCGATTTTAAATGTGCCCAAAAACGGGAGGGTTCAGTAAAAGGTAATGGTCCCAAAAACGGGAATGTTCCCAAAATCGGGCCTGTTTCAATTAAGCCATCGAATGATGCCAAAAACGGGCTTTTGAACGATCCCAAATTTGGGATTTTGAATGATCCCAAAAACGGGACACAGAATCAGTCATTAGAACCCAACATAGAACCTATAAATAAAACACCCGCCGCCAGGGCGACGTGTCAGGGTAAATGGCTTCCTTCACGTTATGCCTTCGAGGGCAAAGTCGTGAAGCTTAACCATGCAGACTTTGCATCGTGGCAAAATCTCTACGCACATCTGGACCTGGTCTACGAGCTACAAAAACTCGACATCGAATTCTCATACCAGAGACCCAGACACTGGTTCATTACGGCAAGCCAGAAGCTCAGCTACCAGAACAAACAGGCAGCCTTGCGGAGCCAGATAGCGCCTGCTGGTACAGGCACGCCACACTGGAACGATCGCAGCGAGTGGGAGAATAATTTCTTATGACGAAGCCAGAACCCGGATTGGAGCAGCAGTACGGCCGTTTAGTTGACTCAAACGCTGAGCACCTGGTGGATACGCTTTTCGCCAGTCTGAAGGTTATCTTTCCCGCATCCTTCAGCACGGTGTTAAAGCATCCACGCGATGAAGCAACAGCAAAACGTCAGTGGGTCGCTGCGTTTATCGAAAACGGCATTACCTCGGGACATCAGATTTCAGCAGGGATGAAGCTTGCACGTGCCAGCGTTTCACCGTTCTGGCCAACCCCCGGGCAGTTCATCAGCTGGTGCCGGAAGGGCGATTATGCCGCTGCTGATTTGCCGGATGAACATGCACTGTATGACATGGTCATGCGTTACTGCGCACAACGGGGTTTATATCGCTCCCCTGAAGCCTATCCGTGGCAGGATAATGCGCATTACTGGATGGTAACGAGCCTCTACAGCCAGATGACATCACATAATCTGTCTGAGGGTGAGTTACGTAAGGCGTGCGAAAAAGAGCTTGAAAAGATGTCCCGTCGTATTCGCGAAGGGGAGTCAATACCCCCACCGCGCGCGCAACTTGAAAAAATTTATGTACCGGTGAGTCCTGAGAGGGCGAAAGCGCACATCAGCCAGCTTAAAATGCTCCTGAAAAGAAAATCCATGTATGCTCTGAGGTCATTGAGTGCAGCAGAGTCAGCTGCGTTGCAGAAGGAACTTAGTGGGAAGGGCACTCTTCACTGAGTCGAATGCTCTCAAGCTCTAAGAGGTTTGCCTGTCAGATGCGCGCAGCTGAAAGTCAAAATGATTTCAGACTCATTAGAAGGGAGACGTAGCACGTAGAATTGAGCGCTACAGAGCGATGTTAACACGATAGCTGAGACGCCCTATGAAATATCTGAGGGCTTCAGAGGCTGTCAGGGTAAGTATTTTAGGCTCTGACTCAGTGTGTTGAGGAAGGCGACTGTTTTAAGGTGAAAGTCCGCTAAGAGCGAACATATAAATGATGTCGACAGGAAAGTTCTGTCACATTGAACATAACCACCCCTTAAGCGAAGCATCTTTGTAGTGGCTCAATGCTAATGTCTACGCTACATGGACTTTGTGGAGTTCATATCATCATTCTTTTTCCGAGGATTAAAAAGAAACGAACTCATCGAGGAAGTGGCCATGAGTGCAGAAAGCTCAGAAATATTCACTTTGAAAGAAATTAATCGCATTCAAATATTGCAAGATGTCATCGGCCGAAGAATCTCCTCTGGTCGTGCTGCTGAACTCTTCGGTGTGACTCCTCGCCATTGCAGTCGTTTACTTAACCGACACCGTGAAAATGGCCCGCTTAGCATTAGTAACCGCAGTTGCGGTAATCCCGGAAACCGTTTGTTGCCCAAAGCTTTTACTGATCAGGCTCTGGAGATTATAAAAGGAAAGTATTCTGATTTTGGCCCGACTCTATATCCCACGTTAAGACTGCTTTTTGTACAATTTGGCATCGACTGTGCGTATTGGCCGATATTTCCCGGATCCCAGCTTAAGATTATTACGCCAGACGTAATCTCTACTCAGATTGATGTGTTCCTAACCTAGGAGAGGGAGATGAGATACCAGTTGCTCATTAATCTGGATGCCTTTTCGTTTTAATGACTCAATGGCTCTTTCTATAGATGCATGATTGACGATTCCGAAGTAGAATCAACTCTAACTAGATAAAATCAACAGATTGATTACCCGTAACGGACCTGAACACGTTCACTCGGAGCCTGCCATTCCGGTGCTTTCGTTATTTTTTTGCATTTTGAGTGGGAAGTAGGCCTTTCAACCACAGCCAGAGACACACACCATTATGTCATCACCTACCATGGTTCAGGAATACCCGGAACTAAATACTCTTAACCCCTTGGTGAACAGTATTGTTGATAAAACCGTTGATAACGTTGCACGAAAACTGATCGGCGGTTTTCGTAATAAACGAAATTCTCAACCGAATGCCAAGGCCCCCAACCTCAGTACAACGGTGGGTGATACGCTTAACGCCACGTCGTCTGCGAGTGTGCTTGCCGTGGCGAATCGGAGTGTTCAGTGGAAGGAAATGATAAGCAAAAGTTTCACTCATGGCATTTCCTCTATTTCCACCATGAAGTTTGATGGCCATTTCACGATCAAGAATGGTGTGCCGGAAGGCCTGAAAGATGTGCCGAATTCCCCGGGTGTCTATGTGGTTTATGACAGCGCCGGTGAAGTACGGTATATCGGCGATGCGAAGGATTTACAGAAACGGTGGCATGCCGGGCATCTGAATGAAAATAAAAACGCCGAAAAAAATGGCACAAAATACAAAATGACGGCGGAGTTTGAAGAAGGCTGCACCGTAAAATTTATGGTCATGGATTCGGCAGAGACGGCAGCAGCGGTCGAGGCTAACATTTTAAAAAATGAGAAACCCCCGGTAAATAAGAAAGAAGAGCTGTGCAAAGAACAGGGTACGCGTTCTAATATCGAAGCAAAAAAAATGAAAGATGCGGCAAACCAGGCGGGAGGTCTAGCCTTTGGCGCAGGGAAAGAGGCATTAAAAAATGTCGGGTGGGATTTACTTGAAACGCTCAGTACCACGATGATTAAAGCATTGAAGGATGAAGTTGTTGATCTGTTTATCACCCAGAAAGCGCAGGTGAAAATTCGTCTAAAACGCTTTTTTGATAAAATATGGCAGGTTATCGTTAACCTGATGAAAGCCCCGTTAAATCTGCTTAGAGGTTTATTCGAGTTCGTGTTAAATGCACTGTCTCAGGCTATCGGGAAAATTTATCAGTTAGCAAAAAATATCTATGATCTGGGCATGGCGGCACTCTCGCTAATGAAGGGGAGCAAAACCATGACCAGGGAAGAAACCATCTATAAGGTCTCTGAGGTCATTATCACTAGCGGGACTCTTGTGTTGTGGGATGCGGTAGAACCGGTGATTGAATCCGGTATGGTGGCTCTATTTGCTCCACTGGCTCCCTTTGCCCCTTATATTTCTGCCTCCCTGTGCGCGATGGGATTTGGGCTGAGCAGTTACCTTTTAGCCGATATCGTACCTAAAGCCGTCAGCCTGATACTCTCAACGGAACCTGCCTATACCGCAAAAGGACGGGAGGCTTTCCAGCAGTTGATTACCAACCATGAAACCAGTGTGGGTATGGTGGCTGAACTGCAAAAATATGCAGGTAGCACGGTGAAGTTGATGAGTGAAACCCGGGAGCATACGGCAGAACTGAACAATGATGTCATCAGACTGACTCGCTTCTCTCTTGCCGAAGAGATTAAAAAGCTAGGAGCGCAGTAATATGACGGTTGTCACGATTGTTGAGAAGAATAAAGACTCCAGCGTCGCCATTTTCAAAAAAAATCTCCACGAATTAGGCAAAAAGCTGAAAGAGGAACAAGAGAGAAGTAAAGAGATACAAAAAGCGGCAGATGACTTCAATAATCGGGGTTTTTTGGGGCGTTGGGGTGGCAGTCTCACCTCGAGAAATGACACTGATTTAGCGATGATGATTGCAAGCCTGGGTGGCAGTCTGAATATCACCCAAGAAGTGATCGAGTGTTTATTACAAATCCAGTCAGAAAAAAATGTCGTGCTGAAAGAGTTTCATTCAGCGTTAATTAATACGATTCGAGACTTGAAACACAACGACACGATGCTGGATCTCAGCAGCCGTGAAAACTCACTGGCTGTTCTTGAACATCTGAAATCCCAGGTGGAAGACAAACTGGAACAGGCACAGCGTGTCGAGGAACATGAAAAGGAGATTATCCGGTTACAGTCATTGAGATGGCAGCAGGAGGAGATGCTTCAACGTTTGCAGGCAAGTCAGGATGAGCACGCAACACAGCTTGCCCTCCTGAAGCAGGTTGTCCCAAAATTCGAGCGACAGCAGCAGGAGCAATGGCAACAGTCAGGGAAGCTAGCTCTGGCCCTTGAAGAGCAGGCTGATCAGTACCAGAAACAGTTGGCCTTACTGATGGAAAAGCTGAATTTGCAGGAAAACGTCGCAACAGGTATGGCAGCGCGGGTCAGCGCATTAGAGAAGACGTCTCGATTAAAACGTGCAGGACTGCGCGATTATTTGCTGTTTGCGACTAGCGCTCTTGCTGCCGGATTAGTCGTTATCGAAGTGATGCGGTTTAACGGCGTTATTTAACGGCGAGTTGTACCCATCTATCTCCGATGGGATGGGAACACATCAATCTGAGTGGAGATTGCGTCTGGCGAACAAACCTCAAGCTGGGACAGGGAAAAATATCGCTCGTTATGCTAAGTGGATAGCTGTCTGTACAAAAAACAGGCCTAACGCACGATATTGTCCGTTTTCCAAGTGAACCCCATCTAGAACTATTTAAGCAGCCGTAAACAGCGGTCATTCGGTCTGAGTGTCTCAAAGTTTTTTGCAACATAAGGACATTTCTAATGAGCCAGCTGTTAGACATTCCTATTGAGCCTTGACACTCCTTATAGAGGCAAAGCTAACCTGGCCGCTTCGGGCTACCTGCTGAGGATCCTGAGATGACGGTTTCTGGTGTGTTGACCTGCCCCCAGTATTAGATAGAAGGCTCAATTAGTAATGTCGGATCCTTCACTCTCAGAATTACCCTTTCTCCAGCCCGCTGCAATTTCAGACGGCGTTTGATAATTCAGCGTGGAGTGTGGGCGACATTCGTTATAATCCAGACACCATTCACAGATGGTTTCCTGGCATGGCTGATGTGGCTAAACCAGTGTTCATTCAGGCATTCATCGCGAAAGCGTCCGTTAAAACTCTCAAAAAATCCGGTTCTGTATCTGTTTACCGGGCTGAATAAATAGCAACTCCATAGCTTGTTAAAAGGTCCATTGATTGAGCACGCAGCATGTAAATTCCGGGCCCTGATTGATTCCTACTGTCACCAGATAGCTACGAAAGAGCGCGATGCTGTCCAGATTACGGGTGACCTGCACGCCTGAAATCCCAAAGGCAACAGTGATAGTCAGGCATTCCTTTTTGAAGTCATCGACGCAGGTAAGGTTCTTGATCCTGCGTCCGGTGGCCAGTGCATCAATGACGAAATCCATTGACCAGTTCAAATTGGGCGCATCCGGGCGAAGCTGCGGAAGCCGCTCAGACGCCAGACCCTTACGACATTGCCTGCGCTTCACACTCGCCGTTAAGGTGATAAATGCTATATCCGCTTGTGGTTGACGTGAAGGCCCTCACGACGCAATAACTGCCAGATACGCCATCTCTGGGATGCGTAGAGAAAGCTTCGCACTAGTAGCCGGATGCTGAACGGAATACCGACAGGTTGACATGGCCAGACCTGCCATCCTGCAGGCACGACGTTGCGACAGACTTTAAACTTCGTTCATATCTTCAACGGTTTCGCGCTTCTAATCTGATGTCAGAATTTTTAGACCAAGAGACACTTTTAGCGCTACTTAACCAGAATGTTTTAGCAAGCATCTTCTTAAGTCGGGCGTTCTTTTCTTCAAGCGATTTCAGGCGCTTAAATACTGTCGAACCTCTTACGGCATGTGTAAAAAGTGGCATCGCAAATGGCGTGCTTGCGGCAGAGTTCACGGGCAGATACCCCGGCTTCAGCCTCGCGAGGAATGCTGATGATCTGTTGGTCGAAAACGCGTCTTCATGGGAATGTCCTCACATTGCAGATGAAGACATTACTTACATCGAGGTGAACTAATCAACAGGGAGCAGGTCACCAAACTCTGGGTTTATCGATCAAGAGTAATAATGAAACATGTAATCAAGATATGTCGCTAGGTATTTTGTGGCTAGTTTATCTACTTGAAAAATGAGAAGACCTAGTGCCAAGCGCCATATCCTTCAATGAATTTCGTAACGTATCCACGAAGTTAGACGAGCATAGAAATTTTTACATCATTGAGCGCTGCGCAACAACTGTTTTTCCTAAACTATGAACCTTAACCAATAATAGATTAAGGTTTTACCTTGCTAAATAATGCGTAATCTCTTTTTAATATTGACGGTTTGTCAGAAAGATAGTTGACAATCCTACTGTGCGAAATAATTGGGTCATTGGAATGACCTGTTTCACATAATACAACGCAGAAAGTTGATAGCCACATTGGCACTTAGCATGACTTTGCTCGAATGCTTGGTAACTTACTACTCTAGCATTAGCAATGTCGTTTTTTGCAAAGAAGACGTTTGCATTAGGTGCCGTTCTCATTCTGAAATAATTGGGCGTGTCAAATATCCTAAGACAGCCAGAAGTATTTGTCAGTTAACTTACTTGGCACATAATATATTAATTAACACAACTGGTTCGGTTAGATGTCATGCTAGGTAAGTTAAGTTTTACAAGCCTCGTATACTGAAAAATTGCTTTTAAACCCACTGCGAATTTTTAAAATAACATAAAGCTATGTCATTATACAAATAGAGATAATCGTACTAATTGTAAGGACTAAAATGATTGAAAATGACTCTAAAAAAGAAAAATTAATTATTTTTAAACCTTCTCTACTTATTGATTTTGTAAAAAATTTCTTTAGAGTATCCTTGTCTCCGCCTGAGCACGTAATAAAACAAATAACAGTTAAGCATATAAGTATTAACCCAGATAAATAACCTGTCGCCCCATGTGCTATAATATGAAAGATTTTAGGGTTTTTACTATCAACTAAAGAGTCTTTAATGGAATCAAAGACCGCATAAAGTAGTGGAAGAACAGCATAAAACCAATCAGTATTTATGGTTTTTTTACCTGCTCTAAAATATGCAAAAACCCAAGCGCAGGTGATGATATTCAAAGTCAATACAATGTTTTTTAAAGATGAAGCATCTCCACTCAGTTTGTCATTATTTAAAATGTTAAGAATGATGGAAGCAATAAATATCGCTATGATTAATAAATTTACCAATCGGCATAAAACAAATTTTCTAATTGATTCCTTTATTATGCTTTTAATTTTTTCTTCTTTCAT